ATAAATTAAAGTTAGGAAGAATAATACAATGAGCGAAGAATATAAAATTGTTTTAGAGAAAACTCTTTGGACATTTGTTCAAGCATTTCTTGGTGCTTTAACTGTTGCACCATTAGTTGGACTTGATGTCAATGCTATTCAACTTGCTGCACTATCAGGTGCATCTGCTGCTTTAGTAGTTGTCAAGGAATTTGCTAAGAAAAAATTAAGTAAGTAGAAATAGTCTTATTAACTGTTTATAATTAGCCATAACAGAAAGGCTGCGTATGACAGATAAAAAAGACTTAGGAAATAATTACTTTAGATCAGGTTGGCAACCATCAGCAGAGTTTGATGAAGCTACAGGTCTAGGTGAAATCACACACATTGGAACTGACCCCAATTATAAATCTAAATTTGATGACATATTAAGAGAATGGGGATTTGATCCTAGATATTATGAGATAGATGGTAAGGTTCGTGCATCATCTTGGAACGCTCAACTCAAAGGTGGACAGGTTGAAACCTTTTATGCTTTCAAAGGTGTTGTTAGAAAGATAAATCCTGCCAGAGATGAATGGTTTAAGAAGTTAGAAAAAGAAATCTCAAAGAAAAAACCACTCAAAAAGAAACCTATTAATAATAATATGGCTTACATCTATACAATGAGTGATTGGCAACTAGGAAAAGATGACCTAGGAGTAGAAAATACCCTTAAACGCTACGATTTGGCACTTCAGAGAGGTGTAGAGCAGGTTAAGGCACTAGGTGGCGTAGATGAAATTTATTTGCTTTCTATGGGCGATTTAACAGAAGGTTGTTATGGATTTTATGACTCACAACCCTTTAATATATCTCTTACACTCCAACAGCAGTATCATCTAGCAAGAAAACTAATTATGAAAACTGTTGATACATTTTTACCATATGCAAACAAGATAACTTTGTCTGGAGTACCTGCTAATCACGGAGAAATGTCAAGAAGTGGTAAAGGACAGGTCGTTACAACACGATTAGACAACTCTGACACTATGCACATAGAGATTTGTGGTGAGATTATGGAACAAAATCCTAGATATAAGAAAGTATCTGTATCAGTTCCTAGTGGATTTCATCATACATTAGATATTAAAGGTATCAAGGTAGCTTTTACACACGGACATATGACAGCAGGTGGATCAGGTCCTGAAGGAAAGATAATGAAGTGGTGGCAAGGTCAGATGTTTGGTGAATTACCTGCTGGAGAAGCTGATATATTAATTACAGGTCATTACCACCACCCAAGAATGTTACAACAAGGTGCAAGAACTTGGTTTCAATGTCCTAGTATTGATGCAAGTATAGATTTCACAGCAAGAACAGGTATGTGGAGTAAACCAGGAGTATTAACTTTTACTATTGATAAAGATGGTTGGGATAACTACAGAATAGTTTAGACTTCATCTCCCCAAATATCCCAACCTCTGTAATTGTTTCTCGCAAACAATTCTATTCGTGGTAAATCTCCCATTAACTCTACAATTCTAACTCTTGCTTCTTCTGGTTTTTGTGAATGACTTTGTATTTTAGTATCTATGATTTGATGTACGCTTCCATTTATTCTTTTATTTTTTCCTTTAGTAGCAAGTAAACATATTTCTGCATTAGCTCTAGTCCAATGCCCTAATCCCCAAAACCAACTATCAGATTTTTTATTTCTTTTTACCCAAGTAAAAGCAACTGTCTTATATTTAAAACCCCAAGCATCTATAACTTCTAATGCTTCCTTTAACTGTGGATATGTAGCCCATAGAAACAAAACACAATTATCTTCTGTTATGTCATCTAATGGCAATTCTTTTATATCTTTCAATGACATAGTGTTGTAATGTCTTTCAGCAGTTTTATGTTCTTTTTTATTCCATACTTTGTAAGACCAAGGTGGATCAGCATAGATAATATTATATTTTTTATTTGGAAAAGGTATCATACACAATCCTCTATCATATGTGCAATACAACCTACACATTTACCATCATAAGTTAATGTTGTTTGTCTATCTGAACCACATTCAACACAGTTATCTAGCATTCTTAAATCGTTCATTCTTCTTCTTCTATTGTTGTAAGTATCTGAACATTAGGTAGGATAGCAAGTAATTGTTGCTGACCATTGGATAGCATTATACTTTTACCCATAAATAAAGGTGTTCCTTTATCATCTTTTCTATTTAATAACTCTGCTATAACCATTCCAGTTGTAGCTTTGCTTAACATTACATCAATCATTCTTTCTCCTTATGTATTTTTGCTTTACCTTCGTATAAAAATCCTACTATCTTTGGTATAACATTGTTAGCATCAAACTCTGTTGTTTCAGGCATAGGCATTTCTGTCCATTGAAAGTCATAATTTTCTTTCACGAGATTATGTATGTTCCAAGTCATAATCTTTCCATTGTATTCAGTAAGATAAATAAATTTCTTTGTTTTCTCTACTGATTTAACAATGTTCTTTTCAAACTTAGGTTTCTCTATAATCCAACTGTTATATTGTTTATCTCTTGACTTTATCTCTACAATGTAGTTATCACTTTCTGCATCACAAGAACAGAATTGATCCTCACATTCAACTAAGTTAAGGTCTGGATATAACTCATTTAATTTTGCTACAATCTCTGTCTGTGTCATTATTCTTCCTGTACCTGCTCAACAACTAAATCAAAATCTATATGTAAAGGTTTTTCTACTTCAACATCTTGAAAACAACCTGCACTATCAACAATAATTTTTATTTTTATCATTCTTCTTCACCAAACATTTCTATCCAACACTTAGGATGTGTTCCTGTAATCATCTGTTCTCTTAAATCTTTATCTAAAGACTTAACTGCATCTTGTATGTGCATACCTTGATTAAGATAAAACATTTCCTGTGTAAATATTTCTACTGTTCCTGTTTCTCCACAATGGAAGCACTCTTTGGTTTCAATAACATATCTGTTTCCATTTTCAAAGTCATATATTCTTTCAATTACTTTCATCAACTCTCCCTATCATTTCCCTACACAGTATGCAGTAGTCATCTTTAATACGACTAGGCATACCATATATATCGTATTCGCCTACACCACAACTCTTGCACTTCAAAACAAATAGTCCTGTTCTTCTTTTGTATTTGTTCCTAAGTATTTATGACATACTCTTTTCTCACTAGCGTATGGATTTTTTTCATTAGGTACAAACTTATATTGCTCTGCACAATATACTCTGCCTTCGTTGTCATAGTAGGTATGCTTGTATGCAGGACAATCAAACTTGCGTTTGCAAACTTCATCTTCCTGACTTGCGTAAAACTTAATCTGTTCTTCAGTTAAGTTCAACTTAGCTATAAGTGCTTGAAGTTTAGGTGGTATGTGTATCTTCTCTACCACTCTATAACATCTCCACAACCTTGATTACTACCATAGTTAGAACATACAAGAGTAGGTATCTTTCCATACTTCTGTGGATCACTAGCTTTCTTTTCACTATTATCTTCTACCCAATCACTTGTCTTGCACTTATCACAAACTATCTTATCGTTATCTTGTTTGACTACAACATCACCAAACACATCACTAATGTTGATAGCTACTTCAAAGAACGCATAAAACATTTCTCTATTTTCTTCTGTCCAATTCTCTACATTTTCATCTGCACCTTGTTGGACTGTTTGATCATAAGCAGTTTTCTTTGCAGTTGCTTTAGCTTTCTTATCTTCTTTAAATGTTTCAATAAAGATATTTAAAGTTTCAGCTACAGTTTGTTCTGCACCTACATCTTCGCTAAACTTCTTGCTACTTTCAGCAGTAGTTTCAGCTACTTCTTTTATTGGTGGATTATAGGTTATGCTACCCAAGTTTGTAACTTTACCACCACTACTATCAATAAGTTGTGTAGTGCTACCACCTGCGTAATGTTCTTCTTCACTTACGCCACCTGTCCAGAGTTCTAGTCCTATACCAAATCGCATACAACATCTCTTGATTCCATCACTAACTGCTAGTTTTAATACTTCACTTTCAGTAATGTTCCTGTTTAATGCGTTTGTATCTACATCTCCAATTTCTTCAACAACGCCTAAGCCCTCAATTTCTAATCTGCAAATTGCACCTACAACTGCGTTGTCTTTATCTCTAATAACTTCTTTAATAAGAAAGTTGTACTGCCCACCTACAACATCTACTAATCGTTGTGTGTATAAGTGGTGTGGTACATACGATCCAAACTTTCCTTTTGGTGCTTGTTTAACTACATCTTTTGGGAAGTCTTTAGTTAATTTTTTTATAATTTCTTTATTCATTTATTTCTCCTGTTCTTGTGCCTACATTGTAGTTGTTTTATAAGACAATTTCTAGTATCATTAAAGAAAACGATATGGAATTATTCATAGTTGTTTCCTTTCTGGAATAGCACTCTAGCAATAGAGTGCTATTTTGTTTCTGTTACTTCTGCTATTGAAAAGATACTCATATTGTATGAGTTATGTAATTGTTTTATTTCTTCTTTTGCATACTCAATAGCTTTATCTTCGCTATCTGTTGTTATAAATAACTTACCAGTAATTAATACTTTATATTTTTTCATTTATTCCACCTCAAATTTTTCTACACAATCTATGCAACATACAATTACTTGATCTACAATTACAAAATCTTGTGGAATAGTCTTGCATACTATACATAAACTATCTGTCATACTGTACTGTCAAAATCTCTAGGTGCTTTACCTACAATTTTTACACTTTTGATATCAAACTCAATACCATAAACATTATCATTTAATAAATCTAATGCTTTTCTAAGTACTGATTCTTTATCATCATCTTCAACAACTACATTAAAAGTAGTTGTTAATTTAGTTTCTATTTGTATATCTTTCATTACTTCCCTTTCACTATGTTTCTACCATTTGCATAAACATAATTATTTAATGTATTTACAACATCATCTTTGTCTGTGCAAGTTTCTTCTAAACATCTGCTATTACCTGTTTTATATTTAACTACACTATCGCTACCACAATAATTGCATATTGTATCTGTTAGCCAATACTGTATATCATCTACAACTATCATTACTTCCCTTTCACTATATTGTGGATCATCTGTCTGCTTACACCTACAATATCAGCTAACTTAATAGCTGAATATCCACACTCATTATATAAATTGTTAATTGCTTGATTTCTTACTTCCAAATACTTGTTGTTTAGTATTTCTAAATTAACCAATTCATATAAACTTTCTCTTAATGCTTGTAAATAAACTTCTTCTTGTTGTTTATCTACATTATCTCTTATGTTATCTCTTGCTTGTGTCAAGAGATCGTTTAGTTCATCTTCCATTATTCCCAACCTTCAACTTTTTTTACATCTTCAATACAAATATTATGAATATCCATATCTCTATATTTTATAAAGTTATCTTGTAGGTCATCTTCTAAACAACCTTGACATATTTTTACTACCATTGTTTACCTTTCTATTCTTCTTCCTCTATTGGTGTTAGCTCATCATATTCTTCATCATAAGAAAAGTTCTCGTTCATAGTATCGCTATGATAATAAAACAATTTACCTTTACTATTTGACACAATAACTTCGTGTATAAAATATTCTTCTTCCATTATTCTTCCCTATTCTTTCTATTCTTCTTCTGCGTAATTAAGTTCAGCAGTAAAGTAAGCAGTACTACCCTCTACTTTTACTGATACTTCTGGCTTTATATTCCAAAAGTCATTTAATGCACCATCTTTACTTATATTCATATCTTCCCTATTCTTTCTGCTTATAGCTTATAAAAAACTATCAGCTTTTTTTACCTTAACAACATAACAATCACCTACAATATCTGATCCTACAATTTCTAATCTATTATATTTAATAAATCGTTCAGCTTGATTAGATGTTATAGCATTTAACCAACTGTTATTGTAATCAATATATATGTACCTACATTGTCTAGGTATTTCTATCTGTTTTATTACCATACTCATAGTCTAATACTCTTTACAATATATGCAACTGTATTTGACATTAGTTATTTACCTACACTTTCTTTATTGCATATACAATATTTGTTGTGTTCTAAAAACATACATTTTTTTTCTATGTTTTTTTTACATTGTTCTTGAATAATGTCAGCAAACCTACCACAAGAACAACCACAATCACAAACAAATAGTCTTTTACCAAATGTTGTATCATAATAAGTTTTCATTACCACCCCTCTAGTGTGTCAATATCTTCTAACTTCATATTGTAATTGTTAGCAACTTTCTTTAATAATATTTTTGTATAGTATCTCTGATCGCTTGTCATATCATTAACAAATGCTTGACAGAATAAATATTCTATTGCCTCTAAACAATCATCTTTACTTACTTTATTTATTTGTTTGCTCATTGATTAACCTACACTTTCTTTCTTATAATATTTATCTATATATTTCTTTTCTCTTTTACCAAAACAATCATTACACACTAGCCATAGAATAAAAGTTGGTTTATATTCATATAAATAGCTAAATGATTTTTCGCAAAAATTACAATATTTCATTACTTACCTTTCTGTTTATTAACCTACCTACATTATACCTACATTGTATTTATTGTCAAGTATTATTTACTTTACGCTACATTGTCAATAGCTGTCGTAAAGTTATTTACCTACACAATAGTTATTTACCTACACAATAGAAAAAGCCAGTCAATCTTAAAGGGGACAGATCAACTGGCTTAATCTTTTTTTTTGTTGGTTGGTTAGTCTTTTAATTGATTAATTAATTCTTCATCAGCTATTAATACTGTATCTTTACATATATGTGAATCATTATTACATATAAACTCTTTATTTAATTTAATATCTTTTACAGGTATCAAATTAAATAAATTACAATTATTACAAATTATTTCTAATACTTTCATTTTTATAATTCCTTAATGTCTTTATATATAACTCTGTCTAATTTTCTATTCTTGTACTCTGTCATTATGTCATTGATTAAATAACCAACACTATAACCGATTAGAAACATTATTATCAAGCCGTTTAAACTAAGCATTTAATAACCTACTTTCATAAATCTTTTATAATTTTTATTTGTACATTTTTTACAAACATTATGAACGCTTAAAAAATAATCTTCAGCGTTCAGTTCTGTATTACATTGTTTACATTTTCCATAATTCATTTAATTAACCTACTTTCTTTCTGGTATCTTTTAAATACCATTGACTCAACTAAGTTAATAATTGAGTCTATGCTATTTATTCTTCTTCTGATTTGGCTATAACTTCATCAATCATTTTAACAACTTCTTCTAAGCCCCAGTTGTTAAAGATAGTTAAAGCGTTACCGAATAAAACTAATTCGGTATATCCGTACTTAGAAAAATCAACTGCATCCATACCATAATCATTATGAGCGATTGTTAAAAAATCAGACCAACAACTAAGACCATTTAAAGACCAGTCATAAAGCTGATTTAAATATTCTTTAGCTTGTTGATAAGTTACTGTTTGATTATCCATTATTAACCTACTTTCTTATTAAGTTCTTTATATTCTTTTAATTTAATTTCACTTAAACAATAAACACCTTTTGAAACTCTTTTAAAGTTTCCTTTTAATGTTTCTTGCCCAGTTATTCTTCTAACATTATGACTAATAATATTTAAATCATTAGCAATTGTTTTATTGTCCGACTTACCATTTACAAATAAATAGTAAGTTACTTTTTCTGTTTGTGTTTCTTTCATTTATCCCCCTTTAACAATCTTGACCATATTGAGAGTGATACTCACAATGATCGAAAAGATCGAATGTACAAATTATTTCACTATCAAAATATACAGGTATATTTTTACTAGCTAGATTATTGATTAGATAATCTCTTAATTTGATTTTTATTTTATTCATTTGCTCCCCTTTATGTTTAACTTGTAAAATCTATTATACACATATATAGAATTATGCAAGGTATTTAAATTATTTTTTTTAAGCTGATTAATTCTTTTATGTTGGTAATTCTTATTAGTAGAATCTTATTATTAAATTGTTAATGTCGTTCAATCATATTTAAAAGTTACCCACTATCTAACATAAAAAAAGCATATTATATTATTTCTATCTATTTACCTTATAAAACCTTTTAAATATTGATTATATAGGATATTACGCACAAAAAAGACTTAATCAACGCAACATAATGTATAATATAGGACATAATGCAAATGTCAATGTGAGCGTGTGATATCGTATACGTTAGACCAAAATTAATGTATGGAAACTTTAAAAATACCTACTATATATTGTGTACTTTACCTGACTTATTACACACAGTAGGACTACTATCACAGTAGTATCTATTCTGATCCCCAACCTGTTTTAGAGAGTTCTTACACTCTTTACATACTTTCAATAATGATAAGTATATTACAAAAATAATTATTAATGAATGGTTCTAACCCTGTGCCACTCCCAACCCAACCGAGTGCTAAATCTATTTAGTAGCAAAAAACAATATGTGGAATAATAGGCTATTACCCTAGTTACGATGGTCCAGCTAGTCCACTTGCCCTGAAGTTCTGAACAGATATTCTTTTCTTAAAGCTGGAAAAATATCTTATTTGTTATTTGCATAGTATCACATCTTTATTAGAATGCAAAGTACCTTAGGAAAGTCCTAAGGGTTGTGTGTTGGAAACAACAAACAAGATATAAAATATGAGGCTTGAAGTCATTAGACAATGTGTTCATTGTGAATTGAAAAGTTAATATTTCATATCTTTCATAGAACAGTAAATGGACAGACTGTACGAACTTAAAGACCTGGATCACTCTGGGTCTTTTTGTTTATTGACATTAAATTACAAGTAGTATATAATGAGATTACTCTTTTCATAGAGTATCAACACTTCCCTGTTTGATTAACCAATATGCCCTAGCTAGACTAGGGTATGGAAAGGAATGTATGGCAGATATACCAGTAGTTGATTGCGACCAATGTTTACAACCTGTATGGGAGAATGAATTGTATGATGGTCTTTGCAAGAACTGTAATCAAAATGATCTATCAGGATTCTTTGAATAAAAAATTTTTTTAACGACTCTTGTTATTTGAATGATTGACATTTGTTGTTATTTGTGTAAGGTAAATCAAAAGGAGAAGTATGACAGAAATTTACGAAATACAAGGATGGGCTAGTAATCAATTTAGAAATATTACATCTAGTGATTTAGAAGAAGAAATTAAAGAAGCAATTATTAAAGTAGGATTTGAACCACACGAAGGTCATTACAATAATTATTATATAAAGGCTAATAAAAATGGAATACAGATAGAATTTGAAATGGTAGAAGATGGACATAAAACTACAGCTATGTATGATATGTGCTATAACTCATTAGCAAAAATGATATTACAACAAGGTAAAAATATAGAAAGGACACATTATGGACATTGAAATATACGAAAATAATTTATCAGATGAGATAAGACATTACCTGCATCAACATTCTTCACATAGTGTTTCAGAATTACAGACACAAGAAGAAAATAAAATAACAAAATGTACTGTTGCAGGAAAATTTTGTGATACCAATATTGACTGGGATGAGTTAATTAATTTTTATGGATATAAATTATTTACAATATATACA